CACCCGGCGAAGCAGGTCAGTGCGCTCCGCGACGTCATCGACCAGGTCGGCTGGGCCGGAACGCTCCTGTTTAACGAGCGCACCAAGCGACTGATCGATGGCCACGCCCGCAAGGAACTTTGGAAGGGCAAAGGCAAGGTGCCAGTGTTAATCGGCTCCTGGAGCGAGGCCGAGGAAAAGCTCATCCTCGCAACCTTGGATCCACTCTCGGCAATGGCCACGACCGATACCGGGAAGCTCGCGGCCGGCATGGACCTGAAGCCGCAACAGGAAGGCGGCCAGCGCCGGGAGAAGAAGCCGCGCGCTGACCCGGTACAGACATCTGCACTCGAATGAGCGAGCCGGGCTCATTCCTCCCTCTGTTGCCGCGGCTTCGGGCCACGCGGCCTGGGCTTGATCAGCCCGCGGCTGGTGGGGAGCTTGACGCCGCGGCATATGATCCTTACCGCGTAATCGTTCAGCGTCTGGCCCCGCGCGGCTGCGGCGCTGCTGAGCAGGCTACGCAGCTCGGGCGTAATCCGCAGCTCCAACCGTTCGGCCCCCGGCGTTGTCGGCATATCTCGCCTCCTGGGGCAAACTGTACCAATGCTACCGGGAGATTTCCAGACTTTTTTCCAAAAATGCCTTGCGAACTCGAAATACTCCCGGTAGAATAACGAATAGATTGGTAGAGCAAAGGAGACAAACATGGAAATCGAAATCGCAGCGACGGTGGCAGCCCTGATCGTACTGGCGGGCGGACTCGGGCTCGGCTGGACGTTGGTCACTCTGGCCAGGGGCCTCTGGGCCGTGGGCACCTTGCTGATTCGCGGACACTGGTAAGCCTATGCCAGGCCACCGGGCGATCTCAGGTGGCGGCCAACCCCGGCCCTGATCCGGGGCACGAAAGGACAACTCCCGTGGCAAAATATCAAGTCAGCTATTCCTGCGGTCACATCGAAACCGTCAACCTCCTTGGGCCGCACAAGCAACGCGAACGCAAACTCGAGTGGTACAGATCCCACGGGCTGTGCTCTCCCTGCTGGCACGCCCGCCGACAGGAAGAACGCGATCGCGCCTCGGGCGAGGCGGCCATGGAGGCCTTCGCCTTGGGCTTTGCCCCGCTCGAAGGCAGCGCCAAGTCCAGAAACACCACGCTTGGGATTGCCTGAAAGTATACGGGCGCCAATTTCCGAAAGGACCCCAGTCATGACTCTTGAAGAAGCGATCTGTAAGCACGGCAACCGCCATTACGACGGTCTGCTCGTAAAGCTGCAACAAGACGGATTCCGGTGCGTCGGCCAACACCTCGGCGGCGCCGGGTGGATCATCGGAGCCGATGGACCGCCCTACGCGGACATGCCGGATCGTCACTGGATTTGCCCACCACACCTCCTTGGCAGAGTGATCTTCGTAGATCACTGGGGCGGTGGTTGGGCTTTGCCTCTTGAAACTCCGAAGGAGACCTAAGCAATGGCGAAATACGCAATCACCCACTCCTGCGGCCATACTCAGACCCACGCGCTTTTTGGTCCCGGCCGCGACCGCGAGCGCAAGCTCGAATGGCTGGCTGGCACGCTCTGCTCCGACTGCTGGCAGGCCGAGAAGGATCGCCAGCACGCTGCGGAAACGGCCGCTGCTCAGGCCCAGGCTCAAATCGCTGGACTGCCTGCGCTTACGGGCACGCCGAAACAGGTCGGCTGGGCCGAGGCATTGCGCGCCCAAGCGTTGAATAGTCTTGATGAGTTCGCCGAAACAATCAGATCCTACCAGTTACCGGCGGACATTCACCAAGGCATCGAGCGCGCCCGGCGCGAATTGATTTTCAGGGACGTGGTGTGTAAAGGGCGCCGTCTGGCCATCCCCGGTGTCTTCGGGTACGACAGCGCGGAAGGCACGATTGAGTCACTGCTATGGGCGCTCCACGATCAGCCTCAATTGCTCGAAGAGGTCCGGGATCTGACGGAATTGGCCCTATCCGAGCTGCGCTCGGAATCCAGCGCCAAGTGGTGGATCGATCACCGCGACGATAGAAAGAATCCGCTCGCCGAGAAACTGGTGGAGCGGATTGAATTGGCCTGCCCTGGAGTCAGGGCGTTTCTCGCCTCCTGCAAAGAGGAGGCAGCCAATGGATAACCTCGATTTCTCAGCGCTGAGCGACGACCAGCTCCTAGCGCTGCTGCGGGCGACGCTTCAGGAATGCGTGGCCCGCAATCCGGCCGTCGAGGCTGCCGCGCGTGCCGCGGTGATTGACGAGTCGGAACGGGCGCGCATCGTCGCCAGCGCTTCCGCGGCTGAGGCAGCCAAGTTGCGGGCCATGGAGCGCGAGCGGATCGCCAAAGAGGCAGCTGCGCGGGTAAGACAGGAGCAGGAGGCAACACTAGCTGCGGGGGAAAAGGCTCGGCGTGAAGCTGCGGCGCGCGAGGCGCTAGCCAAGGCAGAGAAAAAAGAGTGTAACCAAAAGCAATGGCTAGCACGCGCGGCGGAGTTGGTCGGCCGGGCGGCACACGACGTGACGATTGTCTGCCTGCACGACACCTATAACGACAGTTCAAAAACCCGCGTGTTAATCAACGCCGGCGGAAGTTCGCGGTACAGCCGCGACCACCTGGCCGACTACAGCCAATCGACCAATAAGCTCTCCACGAAACAGAGCCTGGTCGGCAAGAAAAAGGACCTCCTGGCCTTCTGTGCCGAGCTGGCCGCGTCTCCCCAGGGAGTGCTATCTGGGTCGGAGTTCGCCTGGTAGGAGGCCGCATGCTCTACGCCATGAAACTCGAAGCCATCGCGGACCACATTCTCTACGAGCGGCGCATGTGCCGAAAATACGGCGTCGCTTGGCAGCCGAAGCGGATGATCGAATATCAGATTCGGCCGGCCTGGGTCGCCCGCATCATCGGCTTTCAGCCCGACGGCCGCGAGATCAGGCAGTTCCTGCGCGGCCGGCGGGATTATAGCCAGGCGACCAGCACCGGCTCGCGTGGCATCTGGATCCACTATCTGCTCGATGATGGGATTTATGAAGTGAACGAGCCGGTGAAGTGGGGTCAGTGCCGGCGTTATTTCCTGCGTGTGCGCAACGGCGCGGCCACGGAAGTGGTCAGGAGGGGTTATGTCAGACCTTAAACGTGGGCTCGGCGTTGACGTCTTGCAGGCCGCTCACCAGCGCCTGGCATTGGTGTTTGACCGTTTTCCGAAAATTTATGTGTCCTTCAGCGGCGGCAAGGACAGCTCGGTGCTGCTGCACCTGGCCATCGCCGAGGCAAGAGCGCGCAAGCGGCGCATCGGCGTGCTGTTTATCGATCTGGAAGCGCAATATCGGCTGACCATCGAGCACGTGCGCGAGAGTTTTGCGGCGGACGCCGACGTGATCGAGCCCTATTGGGTTGCCTTACCGATTCACCTGCGCAACGCGGTCAGCCAGTTCCAGCCGTTCTGGGTGTGCTGGGATCCGGAGCGGGAAGCGGACTGGGTGCGGAAGCCGGACAAGCTATCGATCACCGATCCGCGCCGCATTCCCTTTTTCCGGCATGCCATGGAGTTCGAGGAATTTGTTGCCGAGTTTGGCCACTGGTACGGGGATGGGAAGCCTACCTGTTGCCTGGTGGGCATTCGTTCCGACGAGAGCTTGAACCGCTGGCGCGCCGTTGCTTCTGCGGGGACAACGCGCTTCGAGGGTTACAAGTGGACAACATGGAAACTCGGCGCTGTTTTCAACGCTTATCCCATTTACGACTGGCGGACGCGCGACATCTGGATCTATAACGCGCGGACCGATGCGCCCTACAATCGCCTCTATGACCGGTTTTATCAGGCTGGTCTGACCATCCACCAAATGCGCATTTGCCAGCCCTACGGCGACGATCAGCGTAAGGGTCTCTGGCTATTTCACATTGTCGAGCCGGACACCTGGGCCCGCGTGCTGGCGCGCGTCAACGGGGCCAATCAGGGCGCTCTCTATGCGCGCGAAAGCGGCAACATCCTCGGCGTGCTGAAGATCACCAAGCCGGAAGGTCATTCTTGGCAAAGCTTCGCAGAGTTGATCCTCGACAGTCTGCCGCCGCGGCTGCGCGAGCATTTCCACAACAAAATAGCAACATTCATTCACTGGTACGCCGCGCGTGGCTACGCGAACGGCATTCCAGACGAGGCCGACCCGAAAGAGGAGGCAAGCAAGCGCGCGCCGTCTTGGCGGCGCGTGTGCAAGGCGCTCCTGCGCAACGACTACTGGTGCAAGGGCTTGTCCTTCACGCAGCAAACTAGCGGCAATACCAGCTACGACAAGTATCTGAAAATCATGCGCAAAAGGAGGGGGAAATGGCGGATCTACGAATCACGCGACTGACGAACGAGGATGCAAAGTTTTATGCGACGTTGGGCCCGTTCCTGGCCAAGCGCGAGGTGCACAAGGTGATCAGCGCGCCGCCCTGGGACGACGCCGGCAAAACCTGGTTCGTGTGTTGGCGCAACGGAAAAGTGGCTGGCTTCGCAGGCGTGGTTATCGATGGCGAAAAGGCAAGCTTCTGTTCGGATTACACCCCTGAGGTAGTCGTTCGCGAGCTACTGATCCGGGAGCGCTCCAAATGGGCCAAGGCGCAGGGCGCTCACCAGGTCTCGGCCGTGGTCGGCACAGCGGACGAGGAGACTTACGTGCGCCACGGTTTTGAGGTGGCGCGCAAGTTAAAAAACTTCACGGTTATGCGCAAGGAGCTGAAATGGGCATCAGTTTGATCGGCAGCGCCTTGATCGAGCGCGGCAAGGCTATCGCCGAGGATGTGGCCACGCTGCCACCAGACGAGGCGGTGCTTGTTCTCAACGCGATTCGCCTGGCCCTGCACGCTGCCAGTCCCATGCGTGCCGAGCCAGTGGATTGCGTGCAGTGGGTTCCGGCAGAGGATGTCGCGGCCAATGATTACAACCCGAACACCGTGGCGCCCCCGGAGATGCGCTTACTGGCGACATCCATCGAGGAAGACGGCTACACGATGCCGATCGTCACATGGCTGGACCAGGAGCGGCGCGAGGTCGTGGATGGCTTCCATCGGCGGCGCGTGGGCGTCGAGAACCAGACCGTGCGTGCCCGCGTTCGCGGCCTGCTGCCGGTCACTACCGTCAATCAGGAGCGAATCGACCGCGGCGATCGCATTGCGGCGACCATCCGTCATAACCGCGCGCGCGGCAAGCACCAGGTCCAGGCCATGAGTGAAATCGTCCAGGAGCTGGCGCGGCGGAATTGGTCCAACGGCAAAATCTCCAAAGAGCTTGGCATGGAGCCGGACGAGGTATTGCGTTTGAAGCAAATCACGGGATTGGCGGAAATGTTCGCCGATCAGGAATTCTCTGAAGCTTGGGAGGCCATCGATGGGCAAGCTGACTAATCCGCTACAGGCCTTGATCGGCAAGGCGGCAAACTGTCTGCCGACCTGCACCGGCGAGGTGCAGCGCGTCCGCGCTCGCTTGGAAACGCCAGGAGCCGGGACAGTGATCCTTTGCGACGCGTCGGCTTCGATGGCCGAGCGCGCCAGCAATCGCCCGAAAATTGAAATCCTGCACGATGCCTTGCGTGAGTGCCCGGCGGAAGCGGTGTATCTGGCGTTCGCCGCCGATGTGCGCCAGTTTCAGCGTGAAGAGCGGCTTGAGCCTAATGGCTGCACCGCCATGCATCTGGGGCTTCGTCGCGCAACCGCCTTTGCCCCCATGCAAACCATCGTAATATCGGATGGATGCCCGGACTCGGAGCAATCAGCCCTAGACGCCGCTGAACATCTGCCGGGACGGATCGACGTGATTTACTGCGGCCCAGACTCGGACGCTCAGGCCATGGATTTTATGCGCCGATTGGCGCGCGGTCAGGTGATTGTTTGCGATGTAATGCGGATGAGCCGCCCGGAGCTGGGCAGCGCGCTGAAAAGCTGCCTGGCGCTGCCGGCGCCGCGGGAAGGCGGATAACATGCAAATTGAAATTCACAACCACGGCCCGCTCATCCTCGCCTCCAATTACTGGGAGAGTGACTGCGAGCGGACCGGCAAGATTTTTCTGTCGCCCAACGCCGGCGCCGTCCGCCTGCTCTGGCCGCGCTCGCTGCGCCAGGCCATCGAGGACATGCGCGCGGCACAGTACGCGGTTTGTTCGCTGGGCCCCTGGCCGGAGCAACGCCTGGATCAGGCCGTCGAGATCCTCTGGGAGGACGGCTCCGACAGCCCGTACTCCGTGCACCTCTCACCGGCCAGTTGCGGAGCGCTCCCTGGCGAGCCCGCCGCCGGCCGCGAATGGGTGATTAGTGTGTGGGATCTCAAAAAGAACCGGCCGCACAAGGCGCTCGAGCGCATCTGCCACTGGCGGCGCGTGCCGGCGATTCCCTGGCTGAAGCCATGGGCGGGATAATAGCTTGGCACGTCGAGCGCGCCGAAGGCCAAGAGCCGAGCGTGCGTGGCTAGAATTTCTTCGCTCTCGCCACTCGCCACTCGCCACTATCTGCTACTCTCGGGCCATGCGTGGCCGCAAACCCATCCCGAACGCCCTGCACGATCTGCACGGCAACCCCGGCAAGCGCCGGCGCAACCTCGAGCCCAAGCTGCCGCCGGGGCTGCCCAGCTGCCCGGACCACCTCGACAAGCAAGCCAAAACCGAATGGCGCCGCCTGGTCAAGGACCTGCACGCCGCCGGCCTCCTCAAACGCATCGACCGCGCCATGCTCGCCGCCGCCTGCCAGTCCTATAGCCGCTGGGCCCGGCTGGAACGGATTGTCCAGAGCACAGGCGAGGTCATCCAAACCGGCAGCGTGTTGACCGACAGCGACGGCAACGTCCTGGAGGATACGCGCCAGTTCAAGCCCAATCCCTACCTCGGGGCCCTCAACCGCGCGCTCAAGCAAATGCACTGCTTCTACTCCGAGTTCGGCATGAGCGCCGCCAGCCGCGCCAGGTTGCACCTCGAGGGACAGGCCAGCAGCAGCGAACACGATGAGCTGAAGCTGTTCGTGGGCTCTTAACCAGGAGGCAGGAACCAGGAGGCAGGAACCAGGAATCATCCCTGACCCCTGTCTCCTGCCTCCTGTTCCCTTTTTGCACATGAGTATGGACAAGATCACCAAACAATGGATGCGCTCGGCCGCCGATGAGCGCGCCGTCGACGCCGGCTGCCGCTTCGATCTCCAGGCCGCCGATCGCGTCCGCCAGTTCGCCGCCAAGTTCTGCCGCCACGCCGAAGGCCAGTTCGCCGGCAAGCCCTTCGAGCTGTTCGATTGGGAATGGCTGGACGTGGTCGGCCCGCTCTACGGCTGGAAAGATGCGGCCGGCATCCGCCGTTACTCGAAGTTTGCCGGCTGGGTTCCCAAAAAACAGGGCAAGAGCAGCCTGGCCGCCGTGCTCATCGTCTACATGCTGCTGGCCGACGGCGAGGCAGCCGCGGAAATCTATGGGGCAGCGCGCGATCGTGGCCAGGCAGGCGTCGTGTTCAAAGTCGTCCAGAACATGGTCAACCAGTCTCCGGCCCTGCTCCAATACCTGAAGGTAATTCCCAGTGTCAAGCGCATCGTTTTCGAGCAACGGGCCAGCTTCTATACCGTGCTGTCGGCGGAGGCGCGCAAGACCGGCCACGGCGTCAACGGCCATTTCGCCGTCATCGACGAGCTGCACGTCGTTACGGCCGAACTCTACAACACGCTGCGTTACTGCGGCGCCTCGCGCCGCCAGCCGATCTTTTTCGAGATCTCGACCGCAGGCAACGACAAGACGTCCCTCGGCTACGAACGCTACCTCTACGCGAAGAGCGTGCGTGATGGCAGCAACACGGACGATACCCGCCTGCTCGTCTACATCACCGAAGCGGATGGCAACGACGTATGGGAAGATGAAAAGCAGTGGCGCAAAGCCAACCCCTCCCTCGGCCACACGATTGCCCTGGACAAGTTCCGCGCGGACTTCAGCGAAGCCAAGAACGGCACGCCCAGCGACCGCGCCGCCTTCCGCCAGCTCCGCCTCAACATCTGGCAGGATGCTACCAGCGGCTACTTCGACATGCAGCAATGGGACGCCTGCGGCCGCTTCGCCGTCTCTCTGGAAGCCCTCCACGATCGCGATTGCTACGGCGGCCTCGATCTCGCCAACACGCTCGACATGACTTGCTTCGCGCTCGCCTTCCCCGATGAAGACGGCGGCTATACCTTGCTGCTCTGGTGCTGGGTCCCCGAGGACATCAACCAGGAGCGCGAACGCACCAACCGCCGCACCTATTACGACTGGATTCAACAGGGGCTGATCCGCAAGACCGAGGGCGACGAGCTCGACTATGCGCGCGTCCGCCGCGATGTCCGGGAGATCGGCGAGCACCACAACATCAAGTCCATCGGCTACGACCCGTGGAACGCCGGCCAGATCGCCCAGGAGCTCCAGTCGGACGGCTTCGTGATGGAAAAAGTCCCACAATGCATCGCCAATTTCAACGAAGCGCTGGTGGCGATGTCCCGGCTGCTCAAAGCCGGCACGCTCCGCCACGGCGCCAACCCCGTGCTGCGCTGGATGGCCGGCAACACCGTCGTCCGCGCCGATGGGCTAGGCTGCGTGATGCCCGCCCGCAAAAAGTCCACGGACAAAATCGATGGCATCGTTGCCGAGGCCATGGCCATCGGCCAGGCCATCGGCAAGACCAAAGACGATGACTGGTACGAACCGGGCATGTTGAGAGATTAGGGGATAGGGGCCACGCCGTGATTATCAGTTGCCTGTTCGGCCGGGAGGCCATCGCCCTGGTGGCGTCCTATCTCCACGAACGGGCGCCCACAACCTTGGTCGGCCTACTGGCCGCCGAGGACCACGATGGCCAATTGCCCCTAGGCGTTACAATCGCGTGGTCCTTCGGCACGCCCCCCATGCACGTGGCCCGCGACATCGCCACCTGCTTCGCGGGCGAGGTGAAGAAGTAGAACAGGAGCAAACGGAGGAAGCGGCGATATGCGCGTTGGGATCATAAAGACGAGTCCGGAACTGACCCAGCAGGTAATCGATGCGCTGCCCAACGATTGGGAGTTGCTTGGCAAGCGAACAGGCTGGCCGCAGTTGCAAGGCAAGGTCGGCCTCAAACTCCGTTGCGACTGCTTTGATGACGTGCCGGATAATACCCTCGATAAGGACCTTCCCATCTATGGCACGATTTTCTTCAATTCGCTCGGCATTGCAGTGTTCGAATCTTTGGCCGAGGAATCCAAGCAGGAAAGCTGGCGCGACCGGCCGCCGCTCTTGTAGCATAATCCGCATGCATGGGCCCTCGTCGAGATTGTCCCCGAGTCTGAGGCCGCACTTTGGACGCGGGACGCACACGGTCGCACCGTGGTTTCGCCGGGGGCCCACCCTCCGTTGCCTCCGTTTCCTCCTGTTCAATCTGCTCTACTGATCCCAGACGCGAGAGCGTCGCGCCCGCGCGTAGCTACGTGACGGGAAGGGAACGAGGCCCCATCCATGAGAGCCCTTGCCGCCAAGCTGCTTGCGCGCGCCCGCGACATCGTTCGCCGGCGTTGGCCTCCGCTACGGCGCCTGCTCCTGCTCGCTTCCCAACTCCTCACACTCCGCGACTACCTGGGCCTGGCCGCCCTGGCCGGCATGATCGCCGGCTGGTGGATGATCTGGCCCGCTCTCGGTCTCATTATCCCCTGCACGATCCTGTTCGCACTGGTGACCCACAGCCGCCTCCGGGAGGAGGGGCGCGGCGAGAGGGACTAGGAGTCAGGAGCCAGGAATCAGGACTCAGGAGACAGGAGTCAGGGGTCAGGAATCACTGCTGCCTCCTGCCTCCTGATTCCTGCCTCCTAATTCCTGCCTCCTGATTCCTGACGCCTGCCTCCTGCCGTTCGCCCCTAAACCATGCTCGATCTGATCTACGGCCGGCCCAAACCGAAAGCCTTCTACGCCGACTGGCAGCCGATGGGCAGCGGCTTCTCGCGCTACTGGTGGGGCGGCCAGATGCGCACCCAGGCCGGCGTCGTCGTCGACCACGGCCTGGCCCTCACCCTGGCCGCCGTCTGGTGCGCCACGCGCATCCTCTCCGAAATCCCGTCGATGCTGCCGTTCAACCTCTACGAACGGCTGCCCGATGGCGGCAAGCGCATCGCCCTCGATCACGAAATCCACCACATCGTGAGCTGCCAGCCCAACCAATCGATGACAGCCATGCCGTTCTGGGAATCGCGGGCCGCCCACACCGTCAACTGGGGCAACGGCTTCGCCGAGATCGTCCGCGATCGCCGCGGCAACCTGGCCGAGCTGCACCCGATCCACCCCAGCCGCGTCAAGCCGCGCAAGAAGGCCGATACGGAAGTCTCGGCCGAATTCCCCTACCTGGTGCGCAACAACGATGGCTCGGAAACGCCGATGCGCGCCGACGAGATCCTGCACATCCCCGGCTGCATCAGCGAGGAGGGCATGTGGGGCAAGGGCTGCATCCCCTATGCCCGCGAGGATACGGGCACGGGGCTCGCCATGGGCCGCCATTCGGCCACCTACTTCAGTTCCGGCGCCACAGCCCGCGGCGTGCTCAAGGTCCCCGGCATGAAGGACCGCGATGCGCGCGCCAGTTTCCGCGCCGAATGGAAGGATGTGCACGGCTCCCCGGATTCCGGCGAAGTGATCCTCCTGCCTCCGGAAGCGGATTTCACGCAGATCTCGATCTCCAACGAAGCCAGCCAGTTCCTCGAGAGTCGCAAGTTCAACGTCGAAGAGATCTTCTGCCGCTGGTACCGGCTGCCCGCCCACTTCGCCGGCCTGCTCGATAAAGCCTCGTATGCCTCGATCGAGATGCAGTCCCTCGAGTTCGTCGTCTACGGCCTCATGCCCTGGCTGATCCGCAAGGAGCAGCATTGCAACTGGAAGCTGCTCACGCCCGAGGAGCGCAAGACCTACTTCTTCGAGCACGAGCTCACCGGCCTGCTGCGCGGCGATTTCGAAACCAGGATGAGGGGCTACCAGATCGCCCTGGGCATTGGCATCCTGTCGATCAACGAGGTCCGCCGCCTGGAAAACCGCGAAGTCCTGCCCGCCGAGCTCGGCGACGTGCACTTCGTGCCAGGCAACTGGACCACCGTCGAAAGGATGGTCTCCGGCCAGCTCGGCGCTGGCGACGACGCCGCCGGCCTACTACCGGCGCCCGCCGGCTCATCGGTCCCATCGGTCCCATCCGTCTCATCGCTCGCCTGGGGCGATCTCAAAGACAACGATCAAGCCCTCCCCTACCCCGACGTCCCCCAAAAGGACAATTACAGTTGCGGCGCCGCCATCTCCATGTCCGTCGGTGGTCTCTTCAAGGTCGGTCCGAAAACCCTCGAGGAATGGAAAACCGCCCTGGGCACCACGGTGGAGCACAGCACCGAGCCGATGCGCATCGTGGAGTACTTCACCGAGCTGGGCCTGGCCGTCACGGCTTGCCACGACCTCACCATCGACGATCTGCGCGCAGCCTGGCGGCAGGGCAAGGCCTCGATCTGTCCCATCCAGGAGTACGGCGTCCCCAGCAAACAGGCCAGCTTCAATTACGGCCATTACGTCGGGGTCGCCGCGGTCTGGCCCGGTTTCGTGCAGGTGCAGGATCCGTCGATCGACAATGTGCTCAAAGGCCAGGACGCCGACCAGGCCCCCGGCCAGATGGTGATCGATTACCAGAGGTGGAACGCCGGCTGGCACGATGAGGACTGGCGGAAGAAGCAGTTCGTGCATTTCGCGATCATGATCGGCCGCCGCGCCGTGGATGCCGAAGACGACGACGATGAGGATGATGGAACAGGAGGCAACAAAGGAAACGGAGAGAAGGAGAAAGGGGATTCCAATGGGAACGGAACAAAAAATACCAGCGGAGGTAACAACGACGGCAAATCCGCTCCTAATAGCAACACTGCCGCCACCGCCGCCGCTGCTCAACGTCAAGGCGTACAGGCGGTCCTTGCAGATGTCCTGGGCCGCATGTTTGGGAAAGAGTCAAAGCAGGCAGCGCGGGCGGCGGCAGCTAAGGGGCAGGGCCTCGAAGCGTGGCTAGCCGGCTTCTATCCAGCTCATCGCGCCAATTTGCTCACTGCCCTGGAAGCCCCCGCCCTCCTCATGCGCAGCCAGGGCCAGCCGATCAACACCCAGGCGATCGCCGACGCCATCACGACCGAATCGATGGGCCTCTTGCGGGACATGTACAATCGAGACACCCGCGCCCAGTTCGCCGCCAAGCTGGAAACCTGGCCCACGGAACGCGCCCAGGCCTGGGCCGAGAAAATCCTGAAAGGGGAGCTATAAAAGCGCCTCTTCATAGACAGGCGGCAGGATACAGGAATCAGGAGACAAGCATCAGGCATCAGGAGCCAGGCATCACTGACTCCTGCCCCCTGCCTCCTGACTCCTGGACTGCCCCCTGATCCCTGCCCCCTGACCGCTGTTCCTCCATTCCCTCCTGTCCACGAATGCAGGAGGCAGGGGGCAGGAGTCACTGATACCTGACTCCCGATCCCTGACTCCTATTCAAAGGAGCCGCTCATGCCCCCGGCAACATCCACCAAGCTCTGGCTCGCCGATCACCAGTTCCTCGCCGGCGCCTCGCTGCGGCTGCGCAACCTGCACGCTCTGCCCTGCCAGGCCGAAATCGACGAGGCCCGCGTCAAGGCCGCCGCCAAGCAGCTCCGCCTCGCCGCCGGCAAGGTCGCCGTCATTCCCATCCAGGGCGTGATCGAACAGAAGATGTCGCTGTGGGGCTGGCTGTTCGGCGGCTGCTCGACCGAGGATACCGCCGCCGCCCTGCACATGGCCCTGGCCAGCAAGGACTGCGGCGCCATCGTTCTCGACGTCGATTCCCCCGGCGGCGAAGTCTACGGGGTCCAGGAGCTGGCCGATCAGATTTTCGCTGCCCGCAGCGTCAAGCCGGTGCATGCCATCGCCAACAGTTGCATGGCCTCGGCCGCCTACTGGCTCGGCTCCTGCGCCGCGCAGGTCTGCGCCAGCCCCGGGGCCGACGTTGGTTCTGTCGGCGTCTACACCGTGCACGAGGATTGGTCGGGCGCCTACGGCGAAGCCGGCGTCAAGTGCACGATCGCCAAGACCCCGAAAAATAAGGCCGAATTCAACGACCTGGAACCGCTCTCCGACGACGATGAGGAGCGCCTGCAGGAAATCGTCAAAGGCGTCTACGAGAAATTCGTGAAGGCCGTCGCCCGCAACCGCGGCGTCCCCCCCTCCGACGTGCGCAGCAAATACGGCAACGGCCGCCTCCTCAAAGCCGACGAAGCGCTCTCCGCCGGCATGATCGACAAGATCATGACCATGAGCGATCTGCTGGACCGCCTCACGGGAGGGGCGAGAGGCGAGGGATCAGGGCTCAAGGGTCAGGGGACCAGCATGGAGGTCCTCCGCTTGCGGCATCAGGTCGCAAAAGATAGAAAGTGCCGTAGTATGTAGCACAAGCTGATAGCTTGTGCGCCGCTCCCCGGAGGATCGAGCAATGAACCGCCGCGAGGCCTTCAAAGCAGCCCTTGGCTTGACCGCCGGCCTGGGCACTCTGCACGAGCTGCCCGATAAACCGCCGCTCGGCTTGTGCTACAAAATGGGCTATGCGTGAGGACCCTCCTACCCTCTTCGGCAAGCCGATCGTGTTCACCGGTTCCCTCGAATCGAGCAGGCACCGCTTCGAGAAAATCGACCTCGACCCGGTCACGATGATCGCCAAGCTCAACGCCTGGGACGCCGATGGCTGGGAGTACGTGCAGGGCTTCCCCGCTCTGCAGATGAGTCGAGTCGCCGGCGTGCCCATGAAGCCAAACGTGCTCTGCCTCCTGCGCCGCCGTAGTGAACTGCCCACGGCTGTGCAACAGGAGCGCATGGCCTGCGCCGCCGCCATGTGTGCAGGCTGCAAGCAGAATCTGCCCTACGATGAAGAGCACGGCGTGCACATCGAACCTGAAGGCACCGCCTTCTGCCGCGCCATCAGGATCCGCGAGCGCATGGACCAGTAGTCAGGGATCAGGAGTCAGGGATCAGGAGTCAGGGATCAGTGATTCCTGCCTCCTCACCGGACGCAGGCTAAAAAGGGGTTCGCCAGGAGTGAAGGATCAGGAGACAGGGATCAGTGATTCCTGCCTCCTCACTCCTGGCTCCTGCTAACCGAGGCATTCACCTTGACCAACCAACTCCAACATCCCGCCCCGCCGATCAGCCAGGCCGAACTGGACGAAATGCGCGCCCTGATCCCGCCCGGCTTCCAATCGCGCTGGCTGGCCGGCCGCTCGATCATGACCCACGAGCTGGCTGTCCATTACGTCGAGGACGTTCCCAGGCTGCTAGCCGAGATCGAGCGCCTGCGCCGCAGGAGCTTCGGAACCCTAGGGGAATTTCTCCGTGCCGTCCTGATTGCCGGCCAGGGTGGGCCCGTGGATCCCCGCTTGGAAGTCGCCAATGTCCCTCCTGCAATGGAAGGGGCCATCGACAAGCTGCGCTGGATCAGAGCCGAGGTCGATTCTCTTCTGCGCTGGGTAATACGCGGCGAATGGAGCCAAGATTCGTGGCGGAACCTGCAGAAGCATGTCACCCAGTTTGGCCAGTATTTCAAGCCGGCTTGCGTTCATGCCTACGGCCAAAGACTCGCCAGCCGGAGGGCCGGTCATGCCCAAGACCAAAAGCGCTTTTGATCTCCTGGTCGAGCATCTCGAAGCCCTGCCCCAAGTCCACGCCGCCATCTTGGAGCCCTTCGACTGGCCCGCCGTGCAGCAGCGCCTCGACCAGGCGGGCATCGACTACATCGCCAACCCCGTCCGCCTGCCGCGGCACATCGTTGTTGAAGACGATCTCACCCTGCAGGCCTGGGTGGTGCTCGCCAGCGCGGACGTCGGCGCCGGCCGCGACCGCAGTCTCTGCGGCCAAGGAGAAACGCCCAGCCCCCGAACCATCCTCGCCAAACGCTTCCACGCCCGCGAAAGCGTCGCCAGCCCCGGTTGGCGCAAGATCATGGAAGCCAACCGCGTGCAGGTATCAGGGGTCAGGAATCAGGGATCAGGAATCAGGGCTCAGGCATCAGCAGTCACTGACTCCTGACCCCTGCCTCCTGGCTGCTGGATTGCCGACAGCGCCGACGGCGAGGCAGTAGGGGCGAGGGAAGAGGGGATAGGGGCGTTTTTTACGCCGTAGGCGTTACACATCACAGCCCAGGGTCGCGGTACTCCGCGCACCCTGGGAAAAGCCGCCTTCAACGTGTTCTACCCCGAAGGGGTTGCACAGCGCGACAGTCGAATGTGGAACCCTTGCAGGGTTCTCCCAGCGGGCGCGGGCCGTTTCCCAGGGTGCGCGGCGTACCGCGACCGTGGGCATGTTGTGTAACCGCTTCGGGGTAATTCGCGCTTCCTGCGCCGGCGCTTTTGACTCGCCGCTCCCGGCTACACTCAAACCGACGTTCGAGCCTTCAGCTCGCGCGACACAGTAGACCTCCCCGACGTGCCTTTAGCTGCCGGCGTGGCTACTCGGTCCAGTTTTGCAACTGGCCGATGGCAAGCCCAGCGCTCGGCGCGGGTCTCCCGACCCCGTCACTCCTGTCCATCGGCCGCGGAGACGAGCCGATGGAAGTCCTCGACAAACTCTATACCCGCCTCGAAGAGACCGACGCCACGATCGACAAGCTCCTGGCCAACGAGAACCTGTCGGCCGACCAGCTCGCCGAGCACGACAAGCTGCAAACCAGCCGCAAGGCGATCCTGGCGGCCATCGACCGCGAAAACGACAAGATCAGCCGCCAGGAGGAGCGCCAGCGCCTCAAGGCCTCGCTGGATACCAACCGCCGCCGCATCGCCGAGGCCGACCGCACCCCCAATCCTCGTCGGATCGATCCGGACACTCCCGCCGGCACGCAGCTCAGTGTCCCCGCCACGCCCATCGATCACGAAGCCGAGCGACGCCGCGGCTTCACAACGCCGCGCGAATTCCTCAATTGCGTCATGCAAGCCGGTCTCCGGCCCGACCGTGCCGATCCGCGCCTGAGGCCCTTGCTAACGGTCGGCAGCGATGAAGCTTCTGGCACGAGCGATGCTTACGGCTCGTTCCTGATCCCGATGGGATTTAGCCCGGATTTTCTGGCCTTGACGCCGGAAGACGATCCCATGGCGTCGATGATCACGCGCGTGCCCATGACCACGCCTTCCGTGACCATCCCCGCACGTACCGACAAGAACCACACGACCAGCGTCGCCGGCGGTCTGACTGTCACGCGTCGCCCGGAAACCGTCGTCGGCACGGCCAGCCGCGGCCAACTCGAGCAGCTCGTACTCGCAGCGCACACTCTGTTCGGCCTCGCTTATGCGACGGAGGAGCTGCTCGTCGACAGCCCGTTGACTTTCATCGCCATTCTGGAGCGTGGCTTCAAGGAGCAGTTCCAATACGCGCTCATCAAGGAACGGTTGACCGGCAGCGGTGCCGGCGAGTTCGAGGGGGTGCTCAACGCCGGCAATCCCTACCTGGTTTCCGTGCCGGTCGAGAACGGCCAGGCCACGAAAACGATCACGCTCGCGAACATCTTGTTGATGATGTCGCGTTGCTGGGGCTACGGCCGTGCCCTCTGGATCGCCAACCACGACACCATTCCGCAGCTCGGCATTCTCAATCAAGCGGTAGGCGTGGCCGGCACCGGCATGATCTGGGAAACCAACGTCGAAGGGCCGATTCCCAACCGCCTTCTGGGCCGGCCGCTCATGTTCTCCGAATATGCCAGCACCCTCGGCACCGCCGGCGATCTGCTCCTGGGCACATGGTCGGAATACTTGGAGGGCACCTATGCTCCTCTGGAAAGCGCGGAAAGCGTTCACGTTCGCTTTGTGAACCATGAGAGAGCTTTTAAGTTCTGGATTCGCAATTGTGCGAGATGTTGGTGGCGCAGCCCGTTGACACCTGTCAACAGCACAGCCACGCTATCGCCCTTCGTGGTGTTGACGGGCCGTTAAGCGAATTAGGAATCAGGAGTCAGGAATCAGGAGTCAGGAATCAATGCTGCCTGCTGACCCCTAGCCCCTGACGCCTGACCCCTGACACCTGACTTTTACTTGGAGCAAGCATGGCCAGCCAATTCCTCGCCCAGCATGTCGGCTCGCGGAACTTCATCGAGAGCATCGTGCACAGTCCGGGCGCCGCGACGGCCACGGTGCTCACGCCCAACAGCACGCCCACGCCCCAGTGGCGGAGCATGGAAAACTATGAGTATTTCCTGGTCTGCGTGGCCAACGCCGTGCTCACCGGCACCGGCCTCACGCTCCTGGAAATCGTCGCCGCCACCGACAGCCTCGGCACCAATATTCAACAAATCGTGACCACGGGTGCCCTGACGGGCTCCCTGGTCGACAACGGCGCCTCGATCGAAATCGAAGCCGGCCAGCTCGAAGAGGTCCGCGCCGCCGCCGGGCTGACGCTGCCTCTCCTGTGGGTCGCCGCGCGCATCACGATGAACAACAGCGCCGATATCATGGCCGCGACCTACGTGCGCAGCGGCGCCAAGCGGCCGTTCCTGAACCTGACGCCCTTGACCTTCTAGGAGTCAGGAATCAGGAGCCAGGAATCAATGTGCCTGACCCCTGCCTCCTGAGGAGTAGTGATGGCCGAACCCAAGAAACCCGAAGCCACGGCCGAGCGCATCGAAAGCCTGGCCAGGGAGATCTACTGCGCCCTGGTCGTGTCTTCGCACACCGCCCACAAGACGTTGGAGAGCCTGGCGGAGGATGCCTGGATCAAGGCCCGCGCCTTCTACAGCGGCAAGCGGGCTGAAAGTTAAAGGAGTCAGGAATCAGGAGTCAAGAATCAATGCTGGCTGCTGACCCCTGAATCCTGACCCCTGACTCCTGCTTCCTGACCCCTGCCTCCTGACTCCTGTTCCTAAGGACCCGACCCCATGCCAAAAACCCATTTTTCTCCCGTCGGCGGCAACAAATGGAACGCCCTCGCCTCCTTCTACGACGAGCTGCGCGCCCACGGCAATGTCTACTGGGTCAACAGCGTCACCGGCAACAACACCACCGCCACGGGCCTCTCGCCCGAAGATCCGTTCGCCTCGATCGCCTACGCCATCGGCAAGTGCGTGGCCAACAACAACGACCTCATCCTGGTGATGGCCGGCCACGTCGAAACCGTCATCGCCGCCGGCACGGTCAACGTCAACGTCGCCGGCGTCACGATTCGCGGCATCGGCACGGGCCGCCAGCGCGGCACGGTCAATTACACCACCGCCGCCGCCGCCTCGTTCAACATCACCGCCGCCGGCGTCACGGTGCAAAATCTGACCTTCACGGGCATGGGCGTGGCCGCGGTCACCTCGATGGTCAACGTCAGTGCCGCGGACTGCTCGATTTTGGGCTGCGAGTTCGAGCATGCCAACGCCACGAACCAGGCGGGCATCGTCATCAGCAGCACAGCCGCAGCCAATCGCCTGATCATCGATTCCTGCTCGTTCCACGGCTCCAACAACGCCGGCACGACCAGTGCGCTCAGCATCGTCGGCGGCGACGCAGCGCGCGTGAGCAACTGCCGTTTCTCGGGGGCTTATCACGTCTCGGCCGGCGTGATCCTCAACCAGACCACGGCGTGCACGAATATCGCGATCGTCAACAATTACATCCAGAACCTGACCGCCTCGAACACGAAGTCGGTGGTGCTGGTGGCCGCGAGCACGGGCCAGATCAGCGACAACAACTGCCAGATCCTTTCCGGCACGGCGCCCTTCACGGCTGCCGCGGGTAGCTGGGTGGGATGTAACTATTACGCCGCGACAATCGCAACGGCCGGAACGCTGATTTAGTCAGGGAACAGGAGTCAGGAGACAGGAATCAGGAGGCACTGATCCCTGACCCCTGACTCCTGACTCCTGATCCCTGTCCCCTGGAGAATTATGGCCTCCTCCGGAACACTCACTGGCGCCGTGCAAAGCCTGGGCAAAGGCCCGTTCCGGCCGATGACCAAGATCACGCTCGCCTGGATCTCGACCGCCGGCGGCGCCGTCAACCAGCTCGCCGTCGACGGCAACGGCAACGCCATTTATGTCTCGGGCGAGCTGCTCCGGGTCGTGTTCGTCCCGGGCACGCCGACGCCCACAACCGGCTACGGCGTGCAGCTTACCGATCAAAACGGCATGGACGTCCTGGCGGGCCAGGGCGCCAGCATCAGCAGCGGTGCCCCCAGCCATATTTGCCCCGGCGTGAAAGTTTACGACGGCACCACGGCCAGCGAACGCCCGATCGCGATCGACGATCAACTCACCCTCGTGGTGAGCGCCGCCGGCGCCTCGAACCAAGGCTCCGTGGTCCTGTATCTGCGCTGAGCGCAGCCCGAGACTCCGAAATCGGCCTGGATTCGCAGGGGGGATCCGGGCTGAAATCGGAGCCTCGAGTTGGGCTCGGCAGCAGGAATCAGGAGGCAGGAGACAGGAGACAGGAGTCAGGAGGCAGCAATCACTGTCTCCTGATCCCTGCCCCCTGATTCCTGAATGCAATGTGGGGCAACGGCTTAACGCCATACATGGAGCCCAAGCAGCCGCGGTTTCGGCCGACGATGCTCGGTCCGCTGTCCATCATCACGCCGCCAGCGGACGGGCCCTACCTTGATATCGAGCTCACCAAGAAACATTGCCGCATCGAGGATGACTACGACAACGACCTGGTCGAAGAATATATTCGCGTGGCCGCCAAGTGGTGCGAGCAGCAGATCCCCGGCCACCGCCAGCTCCTGCAAGCGACTTACCAGGTGCCCGTCGAAGCCTGGATCGATAGCCGCCGCCTGATGCTGCCCCGGCCGCCCCTGCAGCAGGTCAATCAAATCCAGTATTACGATTACAACGGCACGCTACAGGTCCTGGCCACGAGCTATTACCTGGTCGGCACGCCCTGGCGCGGAGCGGGCTTTATCCAGCGCGCCCCATTCCAGATCTGGCCGCCCTTCGAGCCCGATCGTCAGTACCCGATCCTCGTGACGTTCACCTGCGGCTACGTAACCGGCGTCGGCTGCGAGCCTTACCAAATCCCGGAAACGATCCGCCAGGCCATGCGCCTGCACGTGCGCTGGCAGCACGCCAACCGCGGCGAAATCGAGACCCCCATGCCCAAAGCCATCCAGGACCACCTCGACCTCGAGGATTGGGGATCGTATGCCTAGTCGCGTTTAACCGCCGGCCCTCAGGGCCGCGCGAACTTATAGCCCAGGTTGACGCGCGGGCCTGAGGCCCTGCGGCAAAACATGGCAAATCGCGAAGCCGAGATCCTGGAAGCCGGCCGCCTCGACCGTAAGGTCTGGCTGCAGAAAGACGTGGGCACCGCCAAGGACAGCTCGAACAAGCGCATCCCCAACTGGCAAAACGTCGGCACCCTGCCCCGCTCGGTCGCGATCGACGAGAAGGGCGGCAAGAAGCTCTTCTTCGCCCAACAAGTCCAGGGCGACTGGACGCACGTGCTCACCCTGCGCTACTACCCCGCCCTGACCACGGCCAACCGCTGGCTCTACAAGGATCCCAATCAGGCCAACCGCATTTTCCAGATCGTCGCCGTGGTCGATGTCAACGAGGCGCATGTGAAGCACCTGTGCTTTTGCAAAGAAACGGGCGCCACGGTGGCCACCTGAGGGATGAGGGAACAGGGGCTAGGGGATAGGGCCGAGCGTTTAACCGCAGGCCCTCAGGGCCGCGCGCAACCGAAAGCAACCATGGAAATCGCCGGTTTCAAGATCGAAGCCAAGCTGATCGGCACGGATGAGCTGCGCGCCCGCCTGGCCCGCCTCGACGACAATGTCCGCAAGAAAGCCCTCAAGACGGCGCTGAACAAAGGCGAGGTCGAGATCCTCAAAGTCGCCCGGCGGCTGGTACCTGTTTCCGACCCGGAAAAGGATCCCGAGCTCGAGGCAGGCCTGCTCAAGAAAGCCCTTGGCATCAAGGTCAAGACCTACAATTCCGGCATCATTGTCGCGATCATGGGCGCCCGCGGCGGTTTTAAACGCAACCGCCAAACGAAAGAAACCCAGCGACTCTTCTCGCGCGAGATCCGCACGATCAAGCAAGCCCGCACCGGCATCCTCGGCCGCCTCGGCCTGAAGCGCAAGATCGTCGAACGCCAGACGCCGATGTACTACGCTCATCTGGCCGGCCCGGGCCGGGAGCAAACCTTCATGACCCTGGCCGCCGAACAAGGCGCCGCCGCGGGCCAGAAGGCAGTATTAGATACGCTAATAAAGGCGGCGAATGAGGGGTGATGTAGCACAAGCCGATGGCTTGTGCTACGAATGCGAACCATGGAAAAGATCCTCATCCAATTCCTGCTGGCCAACGCCCAAATCACGGGCCTGGCCAGCGGTCAGAACCTCCAGCCTCTCGCCGAGGATCAGGACTTGCCTCCCCCCTACATCGTCGTGCAAATGGTCAAGGGCCGGCGCACCACGACGCAAAAGGGCGCCGAAGGCACGCGCTTCCTGCACTTCTTTTTGATCTGTCACGGCACGACGCCCAAACAGGCCTCCGACATCCTCGAGGCGCTCGCTGCGATCGTCGATTGCGAAAGCGGCACGGTGACCGTCGATGCCGTCACCTACACGATCCGCGGCATCTTCGTGGAAGACGAAGAAACCGATTTCGACCCCCCGGTGCACGGCGACCAGGTCGGGGATCCTTCGGCGCACAAGCTCCTGTTGATGGTCAGCGAACCCCAGTAGGCAGGAGTCGGGAGTCAGGCATCAGGAGTCAGGCATCAGGAATCAGGAGTCAGGAATCAGGAGTTAGGAGGCAGGGGTCAGTGATTCCTGTCCCCTGCCTCCTGTCCCCTGACTCCTGTCCCCTGCCGCATCCTCCCCTTTTTGCTCTGCTGATTCCTAGACGCGAGAGCCAGCGGTGTAGACGTCTGCACTCCCCCATTCCCTCGCCCCGCGCCCCTGTTCCCTCAGCCCTACACCACTGCCATGCTCATCGGCCTCGGCTGCGATTGTCAGATCAGCGTCAACCAGGGCGGCACCTATCAATCGATGGGCCTGATTCAGGATTTCGACCTCCCGGCGCCGGCCGGCACCAAGGTCCTCAAATCCTGGATGCTGCAGCCCGATCTCTGGGAGCGCAACCGCCCCGGCATGATCGACCCGGGCGAGCTGCAGGAGACGTTCATTTTCTCGGCGGCCATGGCCGCCAACATCCTGAGCTGGTTGATGGTCGAGGACAGCTACTTCCTGTTCATTTTCAGCGACAAGACGCCGATCCAGACGCACGGCACCGAATGGGCTTTCCTCGGCTTCATCATGAAACCCTGGGGCGGCAAGGTGGCCATGAAAGAGGGCATCACGCAATCGCTGACGATCGCCCTCTCCGGTCCGATCTCGATCACCCCAGCGGCGTAAGGGATTCGTTTAACCGCAGGCCCTCAGGGCCGCGCGAGGGACTCGGATATGCCGGTTTGCAACAAGCTCGTCAAAAGCATCGACCTGGCCAGCTCTAAACTCGTGCTTACCCACCGCGAGCCACCCCCGCCCCACGACATCGACTATGACCTCTCCGAGCTCGACCGCGAGCATGTTCTGGTCTTCGGCGCTCCCGACGTCCTCGAATCCGTCAAACCCGGCTTCGAATGCCATGTCGAGTTCGAGGAGGAAAACGGCATCAAATACGTGGTCGCCCTCACGGCCATCGCTCCCGTACAGGCGACCAGGCACAAGCGGCGGAAGTGAGTAGACAGTAGACAGCAAACAATCGCGCCCGCCGTCTACTGTCTACTGATCTACTGCCTACTCGTTTAACCGCAGGCCCTCAGGGCCGCGCGGACCCTTTCCCCTGGAGGAATCCCAACGATGCGCAAACGCGACGCCCTGAAAGGCCGGCCCGAGAAACTTGCCACCGAGCAGGTGCCCACGCCCGAATGGGCCGACGTCGGCATCGCCGACATGACCATCCGGGAAATGACCTCCCTCGAGCTCGATCGCTGGCAGATGGACTGCCACGAAAAGAAACGCAAGAAACTGGGCGGCAAACTCGCCTTCCGGGCCTCGGCCATTGTCCGCTGCGCCCTGGACGACGACGGCAGCAAAATGTTCCAGGAGAGCGACGCCAGCTGGCTGGCGCTCAAGGGCGCCTCGGTAATCTCGCGGATCTTCGCCGCCATCCGCCGCCTCAACAACCTGGACGACGACGACAGCGAGGACGGGACGCCGGAAAAAAACCCCTCCGCGAGCGACACCTCCGGCGCTTCGGCTACCGGCTAGCGCTGGCCGTGCACCGCCTCGATGTCGACGAGGTGATGGACAGCCTGTCGGTAAAGAAGCTCCGCGAGTGGCAGCATTACGAATGCCTGGAGCCCTTCGGCGCCCGCCGCGACGATTACCGCATCGGCGTGCTGATCAGCCTGATCGGCAGCCTGCTCGGGCTCGAGGTGACTCCGGCGGAGATCTTCCCGGAGCTAGCGCCAGGCAAGCAATGCCGCCCACGGCGCCCGCGGCGGCCGCGCTCGCGGCGCCGGCTGAAAATCGCCCAATCCTTGTTGTTGGGTTTCGTGCAAATGACCGATGGACACGGCTAGGAGACACGAGTCAGGAAACAGGGATCAGGAGACAGGGATCAGGAAAAAGTGATTCCTGACTCCTGACTCCTGTCTCCTCTGATCACATGGCAGCATCGATCGGCAGTCTGGCCTATAAGCTCACCGCGGACCCGACCGGGTTCGAAGGCGGCATCAGCCGCGCCATGAAGGCCGTCGACAAGTTCGCCCTGCAGGTCGGTAAAGGCTTCGCCTCGATCCCCAATGCCCTCGGCAAAATCGCCACGGCGCCGTTCAACGTGGTCCAGGGCATCCTCGGCCCCATCCAAAGCGCTCTCTCCGGCATCCCGGTCATCGGCGGCCTGCTGGCGGCGATCCCGCTCTCCGGAGTCGGTTTCCTGGCCTTCATGAAACAAGGCATCGCCCACATTCAGGAGCTCGTGCTCTGGTCCAGGCGCCTGCATGTTGCCACGGAGGATATCGGCGGCGTCTTCAACTTCTTTGGCGAGTCGATCGGCGCGCTCGACAAGGCGATGGTGAAATTCTCCGTGCAATTGAGCATGGCGCAGGGCGGCTCCGCGGCCGCGCGGCGCATGTTCGAGGGACTCGGCCTAAGTTGGCAAGCGCTCGCCAAGCAGGCGCCGCTGGACCAGCTCCGTAGCATCATGGATCATTTGGCGGCCATTCCGAATCCTGCCGACCGCGCGCGCGTCGGCACACAGCTCTTCAGCCGTGCTTATGCCGAGCTCGCGCCCGCGCTGGAGCGCGGCAGCAAGGCTATGGACAGCGTGATCGAGAAGAACAAGCTGCTAGGCGGCTCTTTTTCGGAGGCCCAAGGCGCCCTAGTTCTCCAGGCGGCCAAAGCATTCAAAGACATCGAGCTCGCCGTGCGCGGCCTGCAACAAAACCTTGCCATCGTCGCGGCCGGGCCGCTCGTCACGATCAATGAGCTCCTGACGAAGTTCGTCACCAAGACAGAAGGCATCGCAGGGATCTTTACGACCATCGAAACCGCGGCGCGGAAGGTTTTCCGCTTCATTGGCAATGCCATTGGCGAGCTGATCGAGGAAATCAAAAAGCTCATGGACGATATACGGGGCCAGACGCCGAAGGGCATGATCGCCGATGCCGCGAGCGGTAAAGGGCTGCTCGGCCGCATCTTCAATCCGGTAGCATACGGCATGGCCGCGGAGGCCGCCGCGCAAAACCCCGCCGGCAAGGGCCCTGGATTAGGCGACCGGGCACTCGATGCCATGGACGATTGGATCGGCGGCCTGATGACGAAGGCAAAGAAATGGTTGGAGGGCGACTCAGGCGAGAAAAACGCCTTCAATCCCCGCTTTCAGAAGCAGCTAGACATTGCCGACACGCTGCGGTCTCCGCTGGCTGCCTTCCGCGCCGAAATGGAGAATCTCAATGGAATATTCCTGACCGCCCAGGAACGGGGCGAAACCTACGCCGGGGCCGTGCAAAAGACCAAGGACGCCTTCAGCTCGGCACTCGGGATCAAATTCAAATCGCCTCTGGACGAACTGTTCGACAAGGCCGATCAATTGGGGAAAGCCGCTGACGACGCGCTGATCAGCGATACCGAGCGCTTCGCCGGCCTCGGCCAGCTCGGCGAAGGTCTGCTGAAAGATCAGGCCGAGGTCAAGCTGCCCAGCTTCATGACGCTCGGCAGCCAGGATTTCGCCGAGCTGCAGGCCAAGCTCGAGGGCCAGGGCGCCAACAGCGTCCAGGACCGCATCGCCGCCATCATGGAAGAGCAAAAAGCCAAGATGGACGAACAGATCCGCATCGGCCAGGAAATCGCCCGCGCCATCCGCGACAAGCAACAAACGGTGATCAAACAGGCGCCGATCAATGATTGACAGGAGACAGGGGGCAGGAGGCAGGGGCCAGGAGACAGCGGCCAGGAGACAGCGGTCAGGAGGCAGGGATCAGCAATGATTTCTGACTCCTGACCCCTGAACCCTGTCTCCTGACCCCTGACTCCTGCTTCCTGACCCCTACGAATCATGGGCATCTTGTCCGTACAAGAAATCTGGGATCAATCGCTGACCGGCGACCGCGATCAGCGCGGCCAGCGCCGCCGGCCGCGCGCCTTCCGCGTGCGCACCACCAGCCTGGCCGACGGCGAGGTCATCGTGCTGAGCGCCGTCGATCCGCTCACCGGCCTGACGATCCCCAACATCTTCGATCCCTATGTCGATGCCAACGGCCACACCGATCCGCAGGCCATCTGCGCTTCGGCCCAGCCCCATCTGCAACGCGATCCGCGCGAATGGCTCGTCATCTGCACATACTCGAACTTCGTCGAAGGCTCCGCCGAGATGGCCGCCCAGGGCTACATCCAGCCCAACCCGCTGCTGCGCCCCGCCATTCCGCACTGGGGCCGGGAAGAAGCCCGCTGCGTCGCCAATTACGATCTCGGCTACGTCGATCTGCATGATCCTACCCAGAACCTCGATGCCAGGGCCGTCAACAACTCGACCGGCCAGAAGTTTTCGCCGGCGAACGAGATCGAGGATCCGCGGTCGACGCTGGCGCTCACCTGGAACATTCCCGCGCCGCTGCTGTCCCTGTCGGACGGCGGTACCTCGATGACCGCCCTGGGGATCCTGCTCCAGTACCAGAACACGCTCAACCTCGATACGTTCCTCACCTGCCTGCCGTCCACGGTGAAGTGCAAGACGATCGATCCGGGCGAGACCAGGTTCGAAGAGGGTATCTATTTCCAGCCGGTCACTGCCCATTTCGCGTTCCGCTTCGACACGATCGAGCTCACCGACGACGCCGGCGGCACGCAAACGATCGTGGGCTGGGAGATCGACGAGTATGTGCCCGACATCGGCTGGTACGTGCTGGACACCACGACAGGCAAACCGAAGAAATACGTCGACCCGACCGGGCTCAATCCGGGCGGTCCCTATCCGCTCAACGGCGCCGGCCAGGTGCTGGTGAATCCGGGCGGCGGCGCGCCGCAGCAGTTTTACTTCCTGCACTACTACTTCTCGAAACGCGGCTTCTTCGCCGACCTGATGGCGGGCGTGGTCCTGGTGTAGCACAAGCCGATGGCTTGTGACGAACCTGCACAAGCCATCGGCTTGTGCTACAGGGGAATGATCATGGCACAAATCAAGCTGAAACTCGTCACTCTGCGGCCCATCGCCGGCCAGACCGTGCAGGAGGCCTCCCTGAACGTGGTGCAGGACGATACGCTCGCAGCCGGCGAGCGCCTGGCCCAGCAAAAAGCCTGGGGCATCCTCAAACTCGGTACCGACCATCCGTTGCTGGTGAACGCCAAAGTAGGCGATCACTTTCTGCTCGAGTTGACGCCAACAACGGCGCCGCCGGCACCGCCCGCGGCAGTGACACGCCGCTTGCCCCGGCGCCTGCGCACGAAACTACCGCAGGAGTAGGTCAGGCAAGTAAACAGGAGACAGGAATCAGGAGTCAGGAATCAGAAGTCAGTGATTCCTGCTTCCTGACCCCTGACTCCTGACACCTGAGCAGAGGTTCCCATGGCCGACATGCCCGCCGGTTACACCTTCGGCGCCCAGGCGATCCGCAGTCTGCAAGAGACTGCCCGGCAGACGAAGCGCGCGGCACTCAACCGTCCGCACGATCAATACGCGGCGCCGCCGGATGTCAGCTCGCCCGAAATCCATCCCATCTTGTGCACCAGCGGGACTCCTGACCCGACAACGAATTATTATGCAGGAACGGTCCTGCAATGCAGCGTCGGCAATCCGCCGCCGGTCCAGAATCTGCTCGGAGCATGCTGGCTCTGGCCTATCAACGGCGAAGCGCTTGCAGCAAACGTGATCTATCATTGCCGGCTCTATGGACCCAATCCAGGTGACGGCAAGCCCGTCTTTGCGCCCATCGGTTACGAGTCCACGGCCACGATCTTCGTTGAAGTCAACGGCGGCGTTTCGCCAACCTCGGCTTACATTTTCGATGGTCTGCTGGTCTCGACCACGCCAAATTCCCCAACCTTCAATGCTCCAGCCGGAGCCATTTGGATAGCTTCATACAACGAGCACGTGCTCCAGCCCTCCTTTGCCTACCGAGCCACGCCTAACGGGACGTACACTGCCATCCCCTTTGGCGGAGGAGCCGCAGTCCAACGACCACTATATATGGTGTTGCTCGAGCAGGACGCCTCGGCGAGCCAGCCAGGGATCGTGAACCTCAATTCCCAAACGATGGGGAACGGAACCAAGCTTTTCCAGGACAGCGTGGAGGTCAACACGCTTCTGGCAGGAACGAGCCATTTCATAGTTCACAACGACACTTCGGCGCCTTTGCCAGATGGAACGACCAATGTTTTCATCGTGAACCCAGGCGCCCAGGTGACTGGTGTCCAAGGAACCTTGAATGTTCTCACTCAGCTTTTCCTCGGCTACGGTGGGGCAGGACTTCCTCCCGGCTCTATTCCTGTAGCACAAGTCTCCTACAGTGGTCATCGGTTTATGGTCGATGTGCTGAGCGAGATAACTACTGTCATTTTGGTTATGGGGCCTGATGCTTACCTTGGTTCTTATCTCGGAGACAGCAACTCATCTCTTCTGTTCAACGGGGTCATTATCGCAGGAGAAGGGTTCGCTGTCGGACCAGAGTCAATAACTTCAGGTGCAACGCCTGGAGTTTCAGGGTCTTTCACTGCCGGTGCTCACACCGTGACAGTCACGAAGGGAATCATCACAAGTATCGTCTAATCACAGCCCTGAAGAGCGTCCGTCCAAAGCAAATGAGTACGGATTTGCATAGGGAGGCGTTCCGCTTGCACTCGGCGTCACATCCACCGGATGTGCCGCGATGAACCCGCTCGGCATGATGCAGATGAGCGACTGCAGTGGGTCATTCGGGTCGCGCGTGTAATCCTTCACCCACAGGAAGATCCCGCTGCCAGCAAACGGCATCTGACCGCTCGGGTAGAAGATCAAATCCACCAAGCCGCTGACCAATGGCGGAAGATTCCCTCCGTAGGTCGCATTCGTGGCGAGGTCGATAGCCACGTCCTTGGGGAGTTGCAATTCGGGTTCGCCTTGCATTGGTCGCGCCTGCCGAATGATCCGGTAAGTGGTTACCAGCGATAGCGGCCAAGGCGGTGCGTGCTCGAGTGTCAACGTGAGTGGATCGGGCACATCAGCGATCCGCGTCACAAAGCCGCCGCCATTGAATTCGATGTGATCGCCAATTTGCACGGGCCAGAGGTTTGCCGGACTTGGAGTATAGGGTGGCGCCGCCTGGCGAAAGGAAAAATCTGGATACGGAGCAAGCGGCGGCACTGGCAAGGGCTCAAGGGTCGCGGTCGTTCCGCTTGCTGAAATGCGTCGAATCTGGGTTGGTGCAGTTGGAGTTGGCGAATAGACCACCTGAAAATCATTTACCTGCTGCACATATTGCAGGTTGTACACCAACCCATTCGCGTCGGGCACCATGCGCAACCCGCAAGGAGTTCCGTCGCTCTTGGCCCGCTGCTTGGCAATAAGCAACCATCCCTGAAGCTGCTCCGCGCCGCGCGATGCATTGGTGTGCTCGATGGCACGCGGGATGAGCGCTATCGCAACGGTCGTCAGAATGAGCACCAGGGTCAGGACGACCAGTAGTTCGACCAGCGTATAGGCGCGACGACAGTGGGCCATGAGGGAACTCCTCGCAAAATCGGAATTGTTACCGGAGACACAAGACACACATTTTGCCTCCACTTTAGTGCGCAGTCAACCAGTTTCCGGCACAAGCTATCAGCTTGTGCTACGGCCGCGCCGTCTGCTCCTTTGCGCGACAATGGAGTCTTGCAACATGCGACAAGCGTGTTGGCTTCCTAAAGTACCCCGGCGGCGTAGCCG